CTCAGGAGTAAATTTTACTCCCTCACCTATTCCCTATTGGGAAATAGGGCCACCGCAGCGCTTTCCCATGCGCTGCGGCTGTCGATCGTTAGATCGACGCGCCACTCGTACCCTTCCGAAGAGGGACTGGCTGTGGAGACTTGCTTAGAATCAGGTCGCCACCAGTCCCACCAAGGAAGGGCTCTTGTAACGACTTTGTACCGGGCACGTGCTCCGATCCTATCACGGATTGTGACAGATGCAGACCAGTCGTGTTTCCACGCTGTGTCATCGGATGAAGTCAACACGTAATCCCGTCTACGTATATAACCACCTAGGAAACTAACACCGATACCCTCCGGATTGAAGGGCACGTTATCAGGATCGTCGAGTTCGCCAACACTTGCGCGCTTTACCTTCCGTTGATAGCACCGATATTTAAACCAGTACTTTTCATCAACTTTCGGTCGGGTTGCTCGAAACGGCACCTTGAAGCCAGCATCATCAGACTCAGACGGTGGCACGCGAAGATCGCGCGCCCACGTCTGTAGTAGTCTGACAGTGCTAGTCAAAGGTCGTTCATGTAGAACTCCCCAACGCACAAGTCTGTTGACTAGGCTATACACTTCCTGAGGAATCTCTAAAGACTTAACATACACGCCACGGATATTTACCCCGCGACAGTAGTCATGTCCGCAAGACTCGCGGAACACACCGTCATTGAACGATTTACCTACGTTCACCTGGAAACCCAGCTTGTTGAGCATTTTGATGAGAAACTGGTACGTCTCGCGACGCACCACGATATCATCACCATACACACCAAACTGAGTCTTGGACGACACACATGGGAAACCCATAAGGTCGTATACGGCACGAACCGCTGACGAGAAGATGACCGTCTGCAAGGGGAACGTAAATCCATTCCCCATAGTAGAAATCATCCGGAGTACCACCTCGGAACCGTCTGGTAAGACGGCCGTGTTGCACCTGGACATTCTCAAAACCCCCTTTAGAAAGGAGTCTCTCAAAGCCCTACAGAGCATGTGGTATCCGATGCTATCGCTCGCGCTAACAAGATCAATGGATCCGAAGGACCCATCAATCGAGCCAATGCGAACGAGCTCCCTGTTGAAGTCCGGTTGCGTACTCAGGCGGATGCCGAAGTACCATTCCAGTCGCTTCTCGAGGAAAGTACCAACTGCCTTCTGAACAAGCATGTTCAGATTAGGTTCGGTACAGCAAGTTCTCGATATCTCAGCATTCTTTGTAGCAAAGAACACTTTACCACCTCTCACCTTAGTGAATCCGTATTCCTCGAACCGACGCCTTTCAGCGTCGGCCCAGAGTCCCGTTTCAACTAAAGCCGCTCGATAATAAGGAATCAGAGCTGGATCGGTATAGGACATTTCCCCCTCGAATAACTTTGAGTGGAAACTTGTCGCATCTGCCCTCTGGGCAGCACCGGGACCAACACCCATCCCCTCCCGAATAGAATCCAGGTCAAAGGAGCCATCGACAGACGGACCAATACAGCTGTTCAGGTGATTACAGAAGTAATCCCAAAAGCAGCTCTCGGCCTCGTTTTCAGCGCTAAACTCATAGGAGTCCGCGGGCAAGCTAGCGTTCACTGCCTTAAATTTCTTCAAGGCAGCAATATCTGGCTCAGCCGCTCCCCCAAAAGGAGCCAGCTTCTTAAAGAAGCTGTTAGCGAGGGAAACTCTTGCAGCCATGTCAGTAGACATATCACTAGTGATATGAGTACTGTACGGTGCTTGAAGATCCAAGTCGACAAGAAGCTCGGAGTAAAGACGTGCGTAATCTCGCATTGTGTTTCTTTCCGTCTAGGTTTCGTTAAGCGTCTGGAGGTTTTAATTCCAGATACCGCCGGCCTTCTCAAGCCGGCGTCGGAACTAGATTGTTCCGGTGAGGACCGTGTTTCCAATTTCATTGCTAATCTGCGTAAGCAGACCAATATGACAGGAAATCATTGCCCTCACACTCAACGGATCAGCCAAGTCAGCCCCAGCAGGAATTTCAAGCTGGGTGTTGATCCAGCCAGTCTTGTAAGACTGGCCGGCGAGTGGCAGAACGCCTTTCCGGGTGATGAACTTGTAGGTGTTCATCGGGACATTGCGGAGAATACCCGTCACTGGATTCACGGGCGCCAAGGACTTCGTGTTCTTGGGACGGAACGCAGACACAGTGAAAGGAGCAGCAACCGAGTGTGGAATCACACCTGATTGCGTGCCTCCAAGAGCTGAAACATAGTACTGCTTCCCATTGTTGTCGGGATTTTGGTCCACGGCAAGCGAATAGGTAGGGGCAGTAAGTCCAGTTTGGGTGCCACCAGTAATGGTGGTCGGGGCGAAAGCCATATATGGCTCCTAGAGTAATGACGCGTCACTTTAAGTTGTATATGTGACGTTGAGTCGGGTTAAGTCAGCCAAAGAGCTGACGATTGAGCGCGTCTTCCAAACAAAGCGGCCGACATGTTGGCGATCTTCTTCCCATCTTCAAACGGATGTTTGAAGTAGAGAGGAGGAACACCTAGCTGTGCGTTCGCGATGCGGTTGACCGTCATCCGGCGGATAACAAACTTGCCTATGGAACCACCGCCCCCACCAACCCAACCGAAAGAAGCTATCCGCGCCCGTGTCGCATCACTATTGATATTGTCCTGAAGTTCGTAGGTAGTCTCTTGCGAGATTGTCCTATTACTCCACGACACACCAGTAGTGCTCGTCACCGAGGCATCAAGTATCTGGTTGATATTGGCAAAGTAGTCGATGAGCCATGACCAAGGTACAACTTCCCAAACAGCGGGGATCCAATTCGCGTGATCAAATCCTAAGATCTGAAGTAGACGCTCATTAGAACCGAAGTCCGCCATGTGGGACTGGTTCAAGCCGCACACGTACTGCACCCTATACTTAGTGGTCTTCTTGCTAGTTCTCGACATGACGAACCAGTTTGATGACCCACCGGGTATAACTGCGGGCGAGTGTGAATGCTGAACTTCTTCCTCGGTCGCACGAGAAACAATACGCTTCCGGAAATGGAAATCTCCGGTCGTTTCATATTGCCACCGTGCGAGGGCTTTGGCTGCTGACTCTGTATCCGAAATCAGAGGTGCCAGACCAAAGTTGTACTCGAGCAAAGTGTTTGCCACTATGTCCTTCCATTTCACCTTGCGGAAACTGGTCGAACCACTTAAACCTTTGGCCGCTAGCTGTAAGCGGTTAAGGTGTCGGTTGGTCAAATCAATTATCGCTTTGGCTGGATGGCCGAACTGGTGCAACACATCTCCAAATTCCGCTAGAATAGCAGGGCTATTCATATCGGAGTACTCCGCCTGCAACTTCTTGTAAGTCTTAGACAGAGCTATCGCTGAAGCTTTACTCGCGTTGGCAGTCAAATGGACAATCGGAAAGGACGGGATATCGGAATACCCCGACATGCTCTGAGTTGTCGTGCCAGTAGGCGGGCTCGGCGTCGGATAGAAGAAACTGGCACCTAGGTGCGCAGTTCCTGCCGACATTTCCACGATTTCGGACCGGTCGGAGTAAAAATCTGAACTGGCGTTTTCACCATTCCTGATCTTCTCTTTCCAGCCGACGACCTTCTCCCCTATTCGCTGACCTGTCCATTTCACATTTCGAGTGGTATTCACGTTCGTGACACCGTTTCTCTCAAAGTGGTACGGAAAGTTGGCGTTGTCGGAGTAGTTAATCGTCGACATTATGATCCTTCCTATCGGGATTCAAACGATAGCGGTGACCCAACCATTCATTCAAAAACTCCTTCGAAAACGTGTCGCTCCATGCGTTCAAAGATCCAAAAGGCCGATCAGCTGACGTTCCCATACTCTCCAAATCTTTGGAGTAGTCAAGTTCGCCTAGCCTAATTTGCCAGTCGGGGTCCAATAGCGCACAGAGTTTCATGATATTTCCTTGTGAGTTTCTGAGTCCGTACAAGTCCCTTCCCAGGGATTGCACGGGGTGGGG